TAATGGCGGGATGCCGCTACCTTTCCCGATAGATTTTAGAAACCCCGACTACATTCAAGTTTTTGAATGGCGCGCAGAGCGTATGCGTCGAATCCGCGAGGATGTCAGCCTATTGCCTGCGCTCTATACGTACTACCGCGACAACCCGATAGACTTCATCGAAGATTGGGGTATGACGTTCGACCCCCGAAACGTAGGCACCCCCATACCTGCCGCGATGCCTTTTATCCTATTTCCTAAACAGCGCGAGTGGTGCGAATGGGTGCTCGATCGTTGGAAGGCTAAAGAGCCAGGCATCACCGAAAAAAGTCGTGACGTCGGCATAAGCTGGTTGGCGATCGGGTTATCCGCGTCGATCTGCATGTTTAACAATAACGTCGTGATTGGCTTCGGTTCCCGCAAAGAGGAGTACGTCGATAAACACGGCAGCCCAAAGGCGCTATTTTATAAAGCGCGACAGTTCATCGGTATGCTGCCACGCGAATTCCGTAACGGCTGGGATCAAAAGAAGCACGCGCCCTACATGCGTATTAACTTCCCCGGCACAGCCTCAGCGATGACGGGCGAAGCGGGCGACAATATCGGACGGGGCGACCGCACTAGCTTATTTTTCGTTGACGAAGCGGCGCACCTTGAGCGCCCCCAGCTCATTGACGCATCGCTATCGGCTACCACAAATTGTCGCATTGACATGTCATCCGTCGCAGGCATGGGCAACCCCTTTGCCGAGAAACGCCACGGCGGAAAAATTAGCGTCTTTGTGTTCGACTGGCGTGACGACCCCCGAAAGGACGATGCGTGGTACGCCAAACAGCAGCACAACCTCGACGCCGTAACTCTCGCGCAAGAAGTGGACCGCAACTATAACGCAGCGGCAGAGGGTATCGTCATCCCCGGCGCATGGGTGCGTGCGGCAATCGACGCACACATAAAACTCGGCGTTAAGCCTACCGGCCATCGTCAAGGTAACTTAGACGTTGCCGACGAAGGGCGCGACCTGAATGCGTTTATCGGTACGCACGGGCTTCTCGTTGAGTTCATCGAGTCGTGGAGCGGAAAGGGCGACGACATCTACGGGACGGTAGAGCACACTTTCGACCTTTGTGACATTCACGGTTACAGCGGCTTTCGTTACGATGCCGACGGCCTCGGCGCTGGCGTACGTGGCGACGCGCGCAAGATAAACGAAGACCGCGAGAAGCGCGGGCAAAAAGAAATTGAAGTGACAGCCTTTCGCGGTAGTGCTGCGGTTAGCGATCCGGCAGGCTCACTTGTCGAGGGGCGTACTAACGAGGATTTCTTCGAGAACGAAAAAGCGTTCGCCTGGTGGGGCTTGCGGGTATTGTTTCAGAATACGTACAGGGCAGTCGTCGAGGGGCTACCCTTCGACCCGAGCGAAATAATATCGCTTAGCAGTGCGTGCCCTGAGCTAAACCAACTAATCGGACAACTATCACAACCAACCTACGTCAAAAGTAAACACGGCAAAATGATGATAAACAAAACGCCCGAAGGCACGAAGTCGCCAAACCTTGCCGACGGTGTTATGATCGCCTTTGCGCCGATCACTACTTCTAAAGGGTTTTTCGACTTATGATGCGAAGACTAATTCAATGGCTATTTGGCGTCGAAGCCGAAGCACCCCCACCCGACGCGCCCGCAAAACCGCGCGACTTCTTTTCTACCGAAATGGCGCGCCGCGAGAACTTTACCGACTTAGATACCGACGCCTTGCTGGCGCGAACTTTCCAACGTACTGCGAACAGCGACGCATTCGAAGGCGTGGCGATGGACAGCGCAGGCGACTCAATAAAAATGCGCTATGGCACAGGCCAACAAAATATCCCTAACGCTCAACTAGGCTGGTACAGCTCGCAAGGCTTCATAGGCTATCAGGCGTGCGCAATGATTTCGCAGCACTGGCTAGTTGATAAGGCGTGCACCATGCCAGCGGAAGACGCATACCGCAAAGGGTTTTCTGTTACTGTAGACGACGGCACTGAAGCATCACCGGAATTTTTGGCCGCATTTCGCAAAGGCGATGAGCGATTTAACCTACAGCACGAGGCCGAGCAATTTGTGCGTATGGGACGGATTTTCGGCGTCCGCCATGCGTTATTTTTGGTAGACTCAAACGATAAAGAATACTACGAGAAGCCATTTAACTTAGACGGCTGCACCCCTAACAGCTATCGCGGCATTTCGCAGATTGATCCCTATTGGATAACTCCCGAGCTAGACGCAGAGGCCGCCGCCGATCCGATGTCACGGCATTTCTACGAGCCGACATACTGGCGCGTGAGCGGTAAACGTATCCATCGAACGCACTTTGTCATTATGCGCAACGGCGAAGTGCCGGACGTGTTGAAGCCATCCTATTTCTATGGGGGTGTCCCGCTCACGCAACGCATTTTCGAACGTGTCTACGCCGCTGAGCGAACAGCGAACGAAGCGCCTCAACTCATGCTAACGAAGCGTTCAACCGCCATTCATACCGACGTCGAAAAAGCCCTCATGAACCAGAGCAAGTTCGAAGCCCGAATGGCGGACTGGATTTATTACCGCGACAACTACGGTATAAAAGTCGTCGGGAAAGATGAAGTCATCGAGCAATTTGACACGACACTCAGCGACGTCGATGCGGTGATAATGACGCAATACCAGCTTGTTGCGGCGGAAGCTAAAGTCCCCGCCACTAAGCTGCTAGGCACATCGCCGAAAGGGTTTAACGCGACGGGAGAATACGAAGAATCTAGCTACCACGAATTTTTAGAGAGTATCCAGACCCACAACCTTACGCAGCTAATCCGACGCCATCACGCGTTACTGATGCGCTCATACGTAGCCCCGACACTAGGCATAAAGCCAGTGCATACCGATATTAAATGGGAGCCGGTAGACGCCCCGACGGCTAAAGAACTGGCCGAGACTAATTTGATAAAAGCCCAAACGGGCGCGGCGCTTACGCAGAGTGGCGCGATTGACGGGATGGATGAGCGCGCCCGAATTACCGCCGACCCAGCTAGCGGTTACACCGGTTTACCTGAAGTCGAGCCCGAAATAGATGCCGAAGAAAACACGCCCCCCATTGTTGACTAAAGCAAAGGCCGAGTGGGCGGGTCAATTTAAGCCCACCGCCTTGCGCGGCCGTCCGCTACACTATAACGCTGCCTTGGCGGCGCGGTACGATCGCGGCCTTCAGTCCTTGATTTCACAAATGGCCGCGCAGACTGAACGGGAAATTAAACGACTATTTGAAAGCCCTACGGCTGAACAGTTCTACGCCGAAGACGCTAGCATCGCCAGCCAATCGCGGATTTTAACTAACGCGCTAACGAATACCTTCTCGGCGTTATTTGCACGCCGAGCTAAGCCGATGGCCGAAAGAATGGTAAATCAAGCGGATAAGGCGAGTAAGTCCGCGCTGCACGGTAGCCTAAAAGACCTATCGGGCGGCTTGATGATTAAGACCGACATCATGCCCGACGCATTAGGTGAAGCTCTCAGCGCCTCAGTGACGGAAAACGTCGGACTGATAAAAACGATATCGGCTGATTATCTCAATGCCATACAGGGCGCGGTGATGCGATCAATACAGCCAGGCGGAGGCGGGCTATCCGAGCTAGTGCCTTTTATCCAAGATCGTAAAGAAATAACCCAACGCCACGCGCGCAACATTGCTCTAGATCAAACCCGAAAGGCGTTTAATTCAGCGAACGCTATCCGAATGGAAGCCATAGGCGTTAAAAAATTCGAGTGGCTCCACTCGGGCGGAGGCGCAAAACCCCGCAAAGAGCATATCGCCCTCAGCGGTGAAACATTTAGTTTTGACGACTTGCCCATAATTGGCGTAATGTATGGCTCAGAGGTGCGCGGAATTCCTGGGCAACTGCCAAATTGCCGATGCACGATGATTCCTGTTATACAGTTTAACGAGGGCAACTGATGGCCGCCGTAGAAGACTTAAACGGTTTTAAAGAAATAAAAAATAATCCGCTTTCGAAAGTGGGGGTTTTTCCGTACCTAGGCAAAGACATACCCGGCGCGCCGAATCCCGCCGGCATTTATTACGTATATCGTCCGGCTGAAGAACTGGCCGACCCTGAGTGTATCGAATCTTTTAAATTGCTCCCGTGGGTCGATGAGCACACGATGCTCGGCATCGGGGTTGCGGGAGGCGTACCCGCCGAACAAAAAGGCGTGCATGGCGTCATTGGTGGCGACGTACATTTCGACGGTGAATACCTGCGCGGAAATTTAAAGCTATTCTCGACCGGACTAGCTGACCTTATCAAAAGCGGCAAGCGTCAACTGTCTTGCGGCTATCGCTACGTTTGCGACCCCACCCCCGGTAGCTATAACGGGGAGGCATATCAATACGTGCAGCGTCGGATCAGGGGCAACCATTTGGCCCTTGTTGAAGTAGGCCGAATGGGGCCGGAAGTGAGCGTCCAGGACAGTGGCCTAGACCTTGCTTATTCTTTCACTATCGACTCTAAGGAGTTAAACACTATGGCAGACGAAAAACCAATCGACGCCGAGAAAAAAGACGATGCACCCGTGGCAGAAATGACACTGGCCGAAGTCGTGGCTCTACTCGGCAAATTAGGCCGGCAAGTTGCAGCATTAGACGCCGAGAAAAAAGACGATGCACCCGTGGCAGAAATGACACTGGCCGAAGTCGTGGCTCTACTCGGCAAATTAGGCCAGCAAGTTGCAGCATTACAGGAAGCGTCCGGAAAGATGAGCACCCCTGCCGCTGAAGTTGAGGAAATTGTAGAAGATGAAGAACCCAAAGCCGCAGAGTCTGAAAAGACCATCGCCGCGATGGATTCCCAGATCAAGCACTTGACGAAACAAGTCGAAGCGCTGACTTCGTCTAGCACCGCCAACATGTTAAAAGAAGTTAAGCAACGCCAGGCGCTCTACGATCCATTGTCGCGAGTTGTTGGTGCGTTTGACCACGAAGACATGACCGTCGCGGACATGGCGCGTTATGGCGTTAAACAATTGGGTATTGCGTGCGATGCAGGCCAAGAGCTTGCAGCGCTTAACGGCTTTTTACATGCCCGCACACCCGCCGTAAAAACCAGTGTGGCCAATGGCCGCGCCGATTCAAAAGGCGACGTCGTAGGCGCATACTTAGCCGGAGGTGATAAATAATGACTTTTCAATCAACAGTCCGCGCCGTACTTGCTGACGGCATCGCAGGCGAAATAGCTTTCGAAGGCCCGCTGCGCGCAGCGTCTTACATCATCCGCACCCCATCGGCCGCAAATAACGTGATCGGTCGTGCGATGACTTTAGTATCTGAAGGCGTCGCAAGCGTCGGCGGTACAGGTAAATTTGTCGGCATTTTGGCGAACCCAAAATCGTATGCGTCCGGCGGCACTTCAGCGGGCGGCCCATTAGCCCCGACGATGACTTTACCGAACGAGGGGCAAGTCGAAGCCGTAGACATGGGCATAATGTTTACCAATCTGACCGCCGCCGCTAATATCGGTGACAAGTTGGTTTACGACAACACGACCGGTGAGATTACGCCGCTCGTAGGTAATGTAATTGTGACCGGTGCGATCGAGGCAACCACGTTGACCGTGTCAGCGGTTACGCAGGGCGTGCTAGCTGTAGGCCAACGCATTACCGGCGCGAACGTCGCACCCGATACCTATATCACTGCATTAGGTACGGGAACCGGCGGCACTGGCACCTACACGGTGAACGTGTCGCAAACGGCAGCGTCGGCGACAATTACCGCCGAAGCCTTTGCGCCAAGCGGCAAGACCTTAGTTCCTAACGCCGTGGTGTCTCACCGCACGGTAGGCGGCGCCGGGTTAGCCATCATCACTTTGACAAACTAAGGGGAGCCTAAACCATGTCAAGTACAAAAATCGTCTCACATATCGGCCCCCGCCAAGCTCGCCCGATGATCATCGCGCAGGACTCAGTCACCAATCAGCTAGTAGCGGATTTGGCGCGCATCGGTATTGCGATCGACTCGGCGAATCTAAAGCGCATGATGATTGCTTGTGCGCAGGACTCGCTCACCGCGCCGATTACTTCGCCCTCAGTAACCACGCCGATTCAATTCCTGCAGGCGTGGCTACCTGGCTTCGTTAAGATTTTGACCCAGGCGCGTAAGATCGACGAACTCGTCGGTGTTACAACTGCAGGCAAATGGTCTGATGAGGAAGTCGTGCAGGGCGTGCTTGAACAAACCGGCACGGCCACGCCTTACGCGGACTATGGTAACGTCCCGCTTTCGAGCTGGAATACCAATTTCGAGCGCCGCACCATTGTGCGTTTCGAGGAAGGTTTGCGCGTAGGTCGTCTTGAAGAGGAACGTGCGTCTAGCATGAATACCAACTCAGCCGAAAACAAGCGCGAAGCGGCGGCGGTTGCCTTGGAAATTCAACGCAACAAGGTAGGCTTTTACGGCTACAACGACGGTGACAATCGCACCTATGGGTTTTTGACCGACCCATCTTTACTGGCTTACGTGCCAGTGGCGAATAATGGCGGCGGTGATTCAGAATGGCCGGAAAAAGACTTTTTGGAAATTACGGCGGACATTCGCAGTGCGGTAAGCGATTTACGTACTCAGTCCGGCGATCAGATCGACCCATATACCACGCCGATCACTTTAGGCCTACCTACGGAATCGATCGATTATTTGTCGATCACCAACGCATTAGGCACCACGTCCGTGCGCGAATGGTTGAACACTACCTACCCGAAATTGCGCGTAGTTTCCGCACCGGAACTTAACGGCGCTAATGGCGGGGAAAATGTGTTCTATCTGTACGCAGAAAGCGTCGCCGATGGTTCAAACGACGACGGCCGCACCTTCCTACAGATCGTACCGGCTAAGTTTATGACTCTTGGCGTTGAGCAACAAACCAAAGCATACGTGGAAGATTTTACGAATGCCACGGCGGGCGTAATGCTCAAACGTCCTTATGCAGTAGTTCGCCGCAGCGGTATTTAACCGCTCGATCGCGCCGCCTGTACGGGGCGCCCGATACCCCACCTCCGAAGGAGTTTAACAATGTCAAAAATTTATGTATGGTCCACCCTAACCGCCGACCAGCGTTATACGTTGTGGAAAAAAGGCGGCGCAGATTTACAGATTAAAGATCGCGGCGTGCTGATTAAAGGCGGCGCGAACGTAGCAAATAAGCACCTGCAAACGCCTCGGGGCGTTATGACTCAAGTCACCGCAGAACAGCTAGAAATTTTGGAAGCGTGCCCGAGTTTCTTACGGCACAAAGAGCGCGGATTTATCAAGGTAGAACAGGTAGAAGTCGCGGTCGAAAAAGTTATTTCGGACATGGTGCAACGCTCGCCCGACGCGCCTTTAGTGCCGGAAGACTACGAGCCCGAAAAAGCCGCAGCGATCAAAACTAACCTACCCCCAAAACCGCCCAAAGGCGTAAAAAACGGTAAGTAATCATGGCGACCATAGTCTTCGACGTTGCAGTGTTTCGCGCCCGATACCCACAATTTGCGGACTCGGACATCTACCCCGACGCTACGCTTAATGCGTACTGGGAAACGGCGACCTGCTTTATCAGCGCCGAAGACTATGGATATTTGCACGGCGCATGTCGAGAGACTGCGCTAATGCTACTAACCGCACACCTAGCCGGCCTTTCGGTATTTATCGCCAATGGCCAAACGCCGGGCATGGTTACTAGCGCCACGATTGACAAGGTTAGCGTATCGCTGACGCCGCCACCCGTTAAAGATCAGCTCGCATGGTGGCTTAATTTAACGCCGTATGGGATGCAGCTTTGGGCGATGCTTTCGGCGATGTCCGTCGGGGGTTTATATATCGGCGGCCTTCCTGAGCGCTCTGCATTCCGCACCGTAGGCGGGAGATTTATCTAATGCCTAAAGTCGTCCGCACGCCAGGGGCAGGGGCGGAAAAGCTAAAAGTTGCGCTTGCGAATTTAGGCAACATGGAAACCCGAGTCGGGTTCGCCGAGTCGGCAAAATATGAAGACGGAACGCCCGTGGCGTACGTCGCAACAATACAAGAGTACGGCGACCCGTCGCACTCGATACCGCCCCGCCCCTTCATGCGTCCAACCGTAACCCGCGACGAAAACAAGTGGAAAGGCACCGCAACAAGCGGGGCTAAAGCTATCCTAGCCGGAAACGCCGACAGCCGCACAGTGATGGACGCCATCGGCCAACAAGCCGCCGGCGGAATACGAAAATCAATAGCCGAAGTGACTAGCCCACCGTTGACCATGACGACGCTACTCTTACGCAAGAAGAAACGCAGCGGGGAGGCGATCGGAGGCAAGGCGGTTGGCGAGGCCTTCCGCGCCGCTAATTTTAACGGGCCGAGGCCGAAGGCCGACAAAACCTTAGACGTGTCCGGCGTATCGGATAAGCCACTGGTTTTTGATGGTATACTCATCGGGTCGATAACTTCAGCCACGGAGAGCAAAACGTGATCCCAGGCAATAACCTATTACAAATGGCGTTGACCGTGATCGGCGCGCAAACCGTCGGCTATAGGGCTTTTACAGGTCGCACCAACAATGCCGCCGGAAAATTGGTAAGCACCTACGCAGCCGCCGTGCCGAAGCGCGGCAGCTTTCAGCCCATCCCCCGCCAGTATTACGCGCAAATGGGGCTTGATTTTTCGAAGTCCTACGCTATGTGGTATGACCCGAGCGGGGATACTTTCGCACTAACACGCAACACGGCGGGCGACTTAATCAGTTTCGCTGGTAAGAATTTCGAGGCGCTATCAAGCACCGATTGGAAAGCAATCGATGGGTGGACAGGCATAATGTTTGTCGAGGTTCCCACATGAACGACCTAGCGTTATTTACTCTGATAAAATCAATTCTTGACACGTCGCTCGCCGCAAACGACCTGGATGACGTTATCGTGACGCAAGACTACCAGGCCGAACAACAGGGGCGGATGACCGCGCGGACGCTCTACCTGCACAAAATAGCCGACAACCGCTACGGCTACCCGCTAAAAGAAGATCTTTTCGACGACGAAGATTTTATCCACCGCGAGACGAATAACCAAGAGACGACTTTCCAGGTGAGTGCGTACGTGCCGGTCAATCCGGCAAGCACGACGGAATTAACCGCCGGCGATCTTGCGGCGATAGCTGCGCAAATAATGCAGAGTGATGTTGCACTTGCGGCACTAAAAGCACAAAATGTGGGAATATACAGAATTACGCAAGTGCGACAAATTTTCATACGTAACGAATATGATCGGAATGAGGCGTCGCCATCTTTCGATTTCGTGCTGACGCACAAACGAGTTTTT